ATTCCATGTATCAGGTATCTTATCATACTCCGTACCGATAGGATTACTATCGTCAGTCGTATTCACCACCTCATAATGGGACACCTCCGGGTTCAAGCGGGGATCTACCGACTCAACGCCCTCGATCTGGACCTTCCCCCCTTCCGTGGCATAACATTTACTTACGAATATCAACTCCCGATCGGTCATTTCGGCTATACTGCAATCTATAGCCACCCACCCATCAGGAATCTTATCAAACTCACTGCCGATAGGAATATCGATATCAGATGAGTTGATGATAAATATCTTCTCGGCCAGTATCTCTCCCTTATTATTCATATAGGTATGGATACGGGCCTCTACCTGACCACCCGGCGTACGATAGCATTGGTTGACGATCGACACACGGGCGTCTTTGATGTTAATGAACTGATAGTCCTTTCTAGGGACATCGCTTACAAGTCTCTTTACTCCTTTATCATCGAAGTAAACGTAACACCCGTCATTCCTCATCATGACCGGATACGTCTTTCCGTCTATTACAACCCCTGAGAAGTCATCTGGCGGAACGGAG